TCTAGGCGAAGATTTAATTGGTGATGTTGAGATACGTGAGAACACCGTAGACATTGACACACCACTCATGGTGATGATTGTCCCTAATGAGAAAGGACAATATAGTGTGGGCCTGGCACCTTACATGATTTTCTCAGCCAGCAGAAAGTTCACGTTTGAAAAGAATCATATCATTCTGTTCACGGAACCTGCTGATGAACTGAGAAATCAATATCATAGCATCACAGGCAAAGGCATCGTCCTTCCCAATAGACCAAAGATTGAATTGGTTCCCTGATGAAAGTTCAGGTTCTGAACCTTCCGGATGAAACACAACTCCCAATAAGACCTTGTAGAATAGACAGAACCTGGATGCAACAGCATCAAGGTAGAACACCCTACAAGTGTAACCCCATGACTGTGGCTAATGGGTATGGGTGGGAGATTGTCTCTCCTTCCACATTCACATTCATCTGGGATGGAAGTGCAGGACAATCTGAGGTGTCTGGTGTATCCATACGTACCAAAGATATAAATCCTGTGCTACCAAAACACCATTTTGGAAATGGTGTCATCACCTGGTCTACAGGATTTGTGTTACGAACAGAATTTCCCTATGCCATGTTTGTGACTGCACCTGTGAACACTATGTTTCATAATGTTACTCCTTTGTCTGGTATTGTAGAGACCTATTGGATGCCGTTCACATTCACATTGAATTGGAAAATCAATGCTCCTGGTATACCCACCACAGTGAATCAAGGTGATGTTCTAGCACAATTTTTTCCGGTACAGATAGATGTGTTTGATGACATGGAGTTGGAAATCACTTCTATGAAAAATGCTGAACCAGAATTTCAACATAACTTCTATCATTGGACTAAACATCGTAGAAACACCTTGAATCAACAAGGTGATCCCAGCGGTCACTACATACGAGGTGAAGTTCCTGGAACCACATATCAAGCAGATAACAGATACACTAAAATACGAGTTCCTTGGCCTACTTGACAAACGTTGGAAATTGATTATATTACAGTATACATTCAAGACCCGGAGGCGGTTGAATGAAGAAGTTCTATACTAATGTGTTGCAATTTGGTAACAAGTTGCTGGTTCGAGAAGTTCGAAATGGCAAAAAGGACAATCACAAGGTGGAGTTTCGACCCACCATGTTCATCAAGGCGAAACAGGAAGGCAAATACAAGAGCCTGTTTGGTGACAATCTGGAGCCCATGAAGTTTGGTGACATCAATGATGCCAAAGACTTCATGAAGAAATACAAAGATGTGGAAAACTTTCCCATCTTCGGCAACACATCATTTGCCTATCAATACATCACAGAAGAATATCCTGAAGAGGTGGACTACGATATTAGTCAACTCACCATCTTCACTATTGATATTGAGACCGCCTCAGAGAATGGATTCCCAAGTGTGGACAATCCTGTGGAAGAGGTGTTGTTGATTACTGTGCAAGACAACATCACCAAGAAGATTACCACATTTGGTGCCAAGAAGTTTGATGTCACAAACATCAATAAAAATTTCGAGTACATCAAATGTCGAGATGAGGCAGACCTACTCTCGACCTTCCTGCGTTTCTGGCAGATGGCAGGCCCAGACATTGTGACGGGATGGAACACACAGCTATTCGACTTGCCGTATCTCATGGTCAGAATCAAGCGTGTGTTAGGTGAGGACAGGGTGAAGGATTTGTCTCCTTGGCGTGTGGTGAATGAACGTAATGTTACTATGAATGGTCGTGATTATCTCACGGCTGACATCTATGGCATTAGCAATCTAGACTATCTGGATTTGTACAAGAAGTTCACCTACTCAGCTCAAGAAAGTTATAAACTGGACTACATCGCTCAGCAGGAGTTGGGTCGTAGAAAGTTGGAACATGGCTACGAAACCTTCAAGGAACACTACACAGAAGATTGGCAATCGTTCGTGGAGTACAACATCGTGGACGTGGAACTGGTGGATGCCTTGGAAGACAAGATGAAATTGATTGAACTGGTCATCACCATGGCATATGATGCCAAGTGCAACTTCACCGACATCTTCTCAGCAGTGCGAACCTGGGATTGCATTCTTCATAATCATCTCTGGGCCAAGAACATCATTGTGCATCAGAAGAAAGAAAATGTGGGTCGAACTATTGCAGGTGCCTATGTGAAAGAACCTGTGCCTGGCAAGTATGATTGGGTGGTGAGTTTCGACGCCGCTTCACTATATCCCAGCATCATCATGCAATACAACATGAGTCCTGAGACCATGATGGTGGGTATCACAGCAGATGCCAGTCCAGAAATTCTATTGGAAGGTGAGGTGAACTTTCATGACTTCTTGAAGAACAAGAACTTTGCCATGGCAGCAAATGGCTATTGTTACACACATGAACATCAAGGATTGTTCCCTGAAATTGTGGAAAAGATTTTCACAGAACGTGTGTTCTACAAGAAGAAGATGATTGAAGCACAGAAGGAGTATGAAAAGACGAAAGATGCTGACCAGGTGAAGCTCATCAGCAAGTACAACAACATTCAGATGGCCAGAAAGATTCAGTTGAACAGTTTGTATGGTGCCTGGGCCAATCAATACTTCCGATTCTATGATGACAGGATTGCCGAAGGCATCACTCTGACTGGTCAGTACATCATTCAGCACGTGGGTCGTGCGTTGAATGAATATCTGAACAAGGTGTGTGAAACAGAGGGTGTGGAGTACACATTCTATTCTGACACGGATAGTTGTTACATCACATTGGATCGTTTGGTACAGAAACACTTCTCACATCTGGACAAGAACAAAGTGGTGGACGTGATTGACAAGTTCTGTAAAGACAAGGTGTCCAAGGTGTTGGCTGACGCATGTGAACACATCATGCATACCACAAATGGGTATGTGTCCAAGATGGAGTTCAAACGTGAGGTGATTGCTGACCGTGCCATCTGGGTGGCCAAGAAGCGATATGCCTTGAACGTGTATGATAGTGAAGGTGTTCGATACAAGGAACCCAAGTTGAAGGTGCAAGGGCTAGAAATTGTTCGAAGCAGCACGCCTGGCAGTGTTCGCCAGTATCTTCGTGATGCTGTGAAGATGGCGTTAACTAGCACACAAGCAGAGATTCAAGACTTCATTGCTGATTTGGAACAGAAGTTCTTCCAGATGACGCCGGAAGAGATTGCCTTTCCCAGAAGTGCCAACAATCTTGCCAAGTATCATTCTGGTGCCTCCATCTACATCAAAGCCACACCACTTCATGTTCGAGGTGCCTTGTTGTACAATCATCATATCAAAGCCAAGAAACTGGACAAGAAGTATGAGTTGATTAAAGAAGGAGATAAAATCAAATATTTGTATTTGAAGGAACCCAATCCCATCAAGGAGAACAGCATTGCCTTCACAGGGGGTTTACCAAAAGAGCTTGACTTACACAAGTATGTTGATTATCATACTATGTTCGACAAGAGTTTCTTGGAACCCATGAGAACCATTCTGGACTGTTTGGGATGGAGTACCAATAAAGTTGCCACACTCGATGACCTATTCTAAGGAGATGTTATGTCATTAATCAATAAGTTGCGTAAGAATTCCACAATTCGTGAGACTGAAATCCTAACTGAAAGCAAGTTCTTCTCAGCCAAAGACATGATTCAAACACCTGTGCCTATGATTAACGTGGCGCTGTCCGGACGGTTGGATGGTGGCTTGACGCCTGGCTTGACGGTGTTCGCAGGTCCCAGCAAGCACTTCAAGACAGCGTTTGCCATGCTACTAGCCAAGAGTTATCTGGAAAAGTATGATGATGCTGCCATTCTGTTCTATGATTCAGAATTTGGCGCTCCTGCTGGGTATTTCAAGAGTTTTGGAATTGACACAGACCGCGTGATTCACACACCTATCACCGATATTGAACAACTAAAGCATGATATGATGTCACAAATCAACAACATTGAACGCGGTGAGCATGTCATCATCATTGTGGACTCGGTGGGTAATCTAGCCTCCAAGAAGGAAGTGGAAGATGCCTTGGAAGGCAAGAGTGTGGCAGACATGACTCGCGCCAAGCAGTTGAAGAGCTTGTTCAGAATGAGCACACCTCACTTGACCATCAAGGACATTCCCATGGTGGTGGTGAATCACACCTACAAGGAAATTGGTATGTTCCCCAAGGATGTGGTGTCAGGTGGCACAGGCATCTACTATTCTGCTGACAACATCTTCATCATTGGTCGTCAACAGGAGAAGGATGCAGATGGATTGACTGGCTACAACTTCATCATCAATGTAGAGAAGTCTCGCTTCGTTCGTGAGAAGAGCAAGATTCCTGTTGAGGTGTCATTTGAGGGTGGCATCAGCACCTGGTCTGGTCTTCTGGATGTGGCTCTGGAGTCAGGTCACGTGGTGAAGCCTCAGAATGGTTGGTATCAGAAGAAGGGTGAGGAGAAGAAGTATCGGTTGAATGACACCTACGCCAAGGAATTCTGGATGCCCATCTTGAAGGATGCATCTTTCCAGGATTGGATCAAACAAAACTATGCCATCTCCACCTCATCTCTGGTGGCAGAGTTCACAGATGAGATGATTAACCAGGAGTATGACAATGCCTAAATATGAAGTTCGTTCCAACAAGGGTGATGAACGGCCCTACCCCTACACCACATCTGACCACTTCTTGGAAATCATGGAAGGTCCTTTCGTGGGATTACATTTCAGTTTTGGACAAATTGAATTTGCAGGTGAAGATGAAAATGGTAATGGAAAAATCAATTTCGATTACAACTTGTTATATATTCCTGAACACATTAATTTAGATGAAAGTAAGCCTGATGTTGAACAGATGATAGGTACCATCTTGCAACACGTACTTGAAACCATGGTGACGAACGATGAAACTGGAACTAGTGATACTGAATCAACTGCTGAAGGACGAGGACTATCTCAGGAAGGTGATTCCATTTCTGAAGGATGAGTACTTCACAGACTGGTCTGAACGAAAAGTTTTTCAGCATGTGAAGTTGTTCGTGGAGGAGTATAACGCTTCTCCTAGCACTGAGGCTCTGCAAATTTCTCTCCAGAACGATAAAAATCTTTCTGAGGATGAGTTTTCTGAAATTTCGGAAATTATAAATAAATTTGGTACTCCGCAGCTGAATAAAACGTGGATTTTAGATGAAACCGAGAAGTTTTGCAAAGACAAGGCGGTGTACAATGCTATTGTTCAATCCATTCAAATCATTGATGGCAAAGACAAGAAGTTCACAAGTGAAGCTATTCCTGATATTCTTAAAGATGCACTTGGCGTCAGCTTCGATAATAGTGTGGGGCACGACTATCTTCTGGATAGTGATGATAGGTTTGAGTATTATCACAAGCTAGAAGAACGTTTGCCTTTTGATTTGGATATGTTCAACAAGATTACCAAAGGTGGGTTGCCTAGAAAGACGTTGAACATCGCCTTGGCAGGTACTGGTGTGGGTAAGAGTTTGTTCATGTGTCACATGGCGGCAGGCGCGTTGAGTCAAGGCAAGAACGTGCTGTACATCACCATGGAAATGGCTGAGGAACGCATCGCTGAACGTATTGACGCCAATCTGATGAACGTCACCATGGATGATTTGAAGAATCTTCCCAAGCAGATGTTTGATGATAGAATTTCCAGAATCAAGAACAAGACAGAAGGCAAGCTCATCATCAAGGAGTATCCCACTGCATCAGCTCACTCTGGTCATTTCCGGGCTTTGTTGAATGAACTGAGTCTGAAAAAGGAATTCATCCCTGACATCATCTTCATTGACTATCTGAACATCTGTGCCAGCAGCAGATTCAAGATGTCTGGAAGTGTGAACAGCTACATCTACATCAAGGGTATCGCTGAAGAACTTCGTGGCTTGGCTGTGGAGTTCAATGTCCCGATTGTGTCAGCAACACAAACCACAAGGAGTGGCTATGCAAATAGTGATATGGAGCTTACTGATACTAGTGAGTCATTTGGACTTCCAGCAACTGCGGACTTCATGTTTGGTATTATCTCCACAGAAGACCTGGAAAAGCTGGGGCAGCTTCTCATCAAGCAACTGAAGAACAGATACAATGATCCTTCTCATCACAAGCGGTTCGTGGTGGGTGTGGACAGAGCCAAGATGAGATTGTATGATGTGGATATGTCAGCACAGAAGAACATCATGCAGGAAGAGAAAGTGGAACAGAAGCCTGTGGCTTTCACTTCCAAGGCGTTTGTGAAGAAGAATTTTGATGGAATTAAATTCTAGTATAAATACGTGAGTTGAGACGGAGGTTCCCATGTACTTGGCTAGTAAGATACACAAGGAACTACGAAACCATTTCCCTGCTGATGACATCATCGGGCAAGAACTCCCTTATGGTGTCATCACCCGCCGTTTGAACAAAGTGCTCCGCCCTCTGGGAGCCAGAATTCGTGTGAAGCGTGACAAGGAACTGAAGGTGAAACGTGGCAGCATCAAGCAGCCATACAATTTTTCTGGGTATTTCGATACTGGAAAAAAGAAAAATGCCATTGTATTGAATGTGCATTTCACTCCTACCAGAAACACGTTCAAATTCACACGACACAACTATCATGGATTCATCTTCATGTTGTCACAAATCATGCAACATGAATGCATCCATGAAAGTCAATTTGCTTTTCGTCCAGACCAAGCAGAACGAAAAGTAAAGGTGTTCCATTCTGATAAACTGTCCAAGAAGCGGTTGTCAGAAATTGAGTACCTTAGAGAATGGTGTGAGATTGAAGCCTATGCGCATGATATTGCCATGGAAATCAATTATTACTATTCTCACCTTAGACCATCCACCGTTATCAAGCACATAGACCAGCATTCTAAGCTGTACAGCTATAGGTTCTATAAGCGTGCTTTTAAAGGGACAGATTGGACTCGCTTGAAAAAGTCTTTATTGCGTAAAATCTGGCGGTGGATCC